ACAACCAAGGTCGTAATTTTCTTGCGAAGTTGGTCAAGGACTATCTTATCTACGGGTGCGTTATCGTGGCTCGCAAGCGGTATAGGACGGGCGATACGGAGTATTACGTTGTCCACCCTACCAAGATAGAGAGTTACAAACTTAAAGAGAAGCGGATTTCGCCATTTGAGCCTTGTTTGGACAGCATAAGGGTAAAGTACCCGTTGGGATTGGAGAAGAGCGAGAGTGTGGAGATTTCGGCAAACGACTTGTGCATTATCGGTGATGAGTTGGAGTTCGGTAGCGGTCACTTGTGCTTTGGCGGTGCTTTGTCAGCCGTTAAGGACGAGTTGGAGGTTTACGCAAACCTTGTGGATGTCCTTGACGAGGGTTACGGCAATGGCGGTGCGAGAAAGATAATCTCGTTCAAGAACACTTCGGACGAGTTGGCTTTCAACACTCCGTTGCAGAACAATGCCGATGAGGTCAAGAAGGAGTTGCGAGAGAACTACGGAGGCAATAGCGGAGATGAGCATTACATAATCTCGCAGAACGATGTGAACGTTAGCAATCTCTCTTCTCCCGTAGGAGAGTTGGATGGCTACAATATGCTTTCCAAGTTGGAGTGTACGATATGCAATGCCTTTGACTTCCCCGTTTCGTTGCTCGGCTTGAAGACGGGTGCTTACAAGTCGCAGACGGAGGCGGAGAAGAGCCTTTACGTTGGTTGCATATCTCCGATAGCGAACCTTATTCTTTCAAGGCTCAATGTGTTCTTCGGAACGAACATTGATGCGAGAATAGAACTTGACTACTCGGAGTTGGATTTCTTCCAAGACGGAAAGCAGAAGAAAGGAGCGGCTATTCAGACCTTTATGCAAGGTGCTACGCAAGCGGTTGAGATGGGTGCGCTCACAAAAGAGGAGGTAAGGAATGAATTGAAGAACATTCTTTAAGAAAAACCATTATATTTGCACCGAGTTGTAACTACTTTTCTTCTTATTTCGTGTTTCGGGGGAGTTCTCACGGGTTGGGAACTCCTTTCGTTTTAACTAAATGGAAGAAATTTCCGCACATAGGAAAAAATTTCCGCATAAAAAAAAGAGAGTGTCGGTTAAAACACTCTCCAATCTAATAACAATAAACCTTATGACACTTAAAGAAATGCTCGTTTTATTCGCAAAACGGCTTTGGATTGCCTTGGTTGTACTTGTTTTCTGCCTTGGTTTCTACTTTTCAGCGATTTTCCTATACATCATTCATTCCGTTTCAAGGCTTTTCTCTAACAAGTAGTATATTCTTCTATTATATATCTTCTCTATTATCAATCTTCAACCTTAGAACATTGACTAACCAACGGAAGTAGATTTTGAGCCAAGAACAAACCTCCCCCTTACCCACTAACAATCTGCTAATGCGTAAGAGAGAGGTGTTTGGTTGGTGTTATGACTGACCACACGTATAGTGAGTTCCTCGCCATCAAACATTGGTTTAACGTAAATCAGTGACCAACAAGCACACATTCGTGTTTACGCACGACTACCGCAGATAGTGCTTTTAACCTCTTGCGCCCGACATTGTAGTTCCCACCTCTTTCGGGTTGTTTCGGCTTTGCCGAGTGGAGTTTATCAGACCGACAAACAAAGCCAAGACCATTTCGTGCTTGCACACGGATTGGTCGCAACAAAGGTAAGACGTTTTTCGGGAAAACCAAGCGAAAATCATCATTTTCTTTCAAAAGCAAAAGAATAAACAAATTATAGTATCTCGCATCGCTTATATGCGAGTGTCTTTACGAACCTTAGAAAGTCATATTGTTACATTTGCCAATAAAAGTGTTTTTATTATGAATTTAGAGCAGATTAAGTCGCTGATAAGCGAGGACAAGGGCAATAGAGCGGTCGGGAACTTCTCTCAGACCGAAACCGATGACAAGTTGTCGGTCAAGGGTGTCGCAATAACTGCGAATTTCATAGACAAGCATAATTCGTTTTTTACGGAGGACTGCCTTCGTGGTTCGCTTGAAAATGTGATTATTCACAACTCAGACCACATTCGTGACTTTGAGCATCTTATTGCCAACGATGTAAAGAAGAGTTTGGAGAGCATATCTCTTAGGGAACTTGGCTACGAAGCCGATGGCGATGGTGTATGCTTTGTTTTCCAGAGCGAGTTCACAAAGGAGGACAACCCTCTTATGTATAGAGCCTACAAGGGCGGTCGTGTGAAGAACCACTCAATAGGCTTTGATTGGAGAGGCTCAAAGGAAATCCTTTGCATCAACACCGAGTTAGAGGGAATTGAGTACAAGGAGAATTGGGAGAAATACTACCCTATGGTAATCAACAAGGAGGTTGCCGATGAGAGAGGATGGTTCTATGTGTACGAGAAAGCACCGATAATTGAGATTTCAGCCGTTGTAATGGGTAGCAACGTGCTTACTCCCACATTGAGCGAGCGAGGCTATTCTGACGAGCAGATTAGGCTTGCCGTGAAAGAGAGTTTATTTACGAGAGTTTACAAATAGTTTCACTTAAAATCTTAGAACAATGAAGATTGACGAATTTCTTAGTACAACCAACTTCTCCGAGAAGGAGAAAGAGGGTATTCGTGGCATTTTCAATGCTATGAGCGAAGAGAGCAAGTTGGCTTTTGAGGAAAGAGCGAAGGAACTTGCAACTCGTTCCGATATTGAGGGTTTGAAGACCGCAATAAAGGAGATTGAGGACTCTATGGCTCAGAGAAACCACAATGACGAGCCACAAGACGATGCTTTCAAGGCATCTCTTAGAGCCTATTTCAACGACATCAAGGAGAAGAAGAACGATGTTCGTTTCTCTCCCGTTTCGGTCAGAGCCGCAAGTGTTATGACACTCGCTGGTCAGTCGCCTAACTATGGTGTCGGCATCAAGATTGACTACGACACAAGAGTTCATTCCGAGCCTTCAACAAAGGACTCATTGTCGCTCCGTTTGAACAAGGGTGCTACAAGCACTGCGATTACTCGCTACGTTCAGTTGGACGGCAAGGAGGGAACTGCCGAGGTTGTAGCCGAGGGCGCATTGAAGCCTCTTATGAGTTTCTCTTACGTTGATGCGCAGGCGGTCACTCAGAAACTTGCCGTAATGATTAAGGTTACGGACGAGTTTGAGGACTTCACTGAGTTCTTCAACGATGTGAGAACAAGAGCGAGAAGAGAGTTGCTCAATGTAGTTGAGAACGAGGTTGCGGTAGGTAACGGCTCGGCTGGTCACTTGCAAGGTATTGCGGTTGCCAATGGCGGTGCTTCTTACTCAGACACAAGCCTCAACGGAACTGTTACCGCTCCAAATCTTGTTGATGTCATTCTCGCAATGGCTAAGCAGATAAACGGACTCGGTTTCAGCGCAAATGTCGCTTTCGTTAATTATAGCGATTATGCGACTTTGAAGTTCGCTAAGGACTCAACGGGTCGCTCTATCTTCGCAGACGAGATAGCAAGACTTGGCGAGATTGAACTCATTCCCGTATCTTCAAACACTCTCCCACAAGACAAGGTGCTTGTGATGGATGATAGATATTGGAACTTGTTCATCAACTCCGTTTCCGTTAAGGATGGCTATGGTGTTCAGGCAATCACAAGCGGTGGAAGCACTAAGTATGTTTCAGACTTGGAGGTAAATCAGAGAACACTCGTGTTTGAAACTTACGTTAAGTCTTATATCCCAGGCGCAGAGGTTGGTTCAACTTGCTGGGGTAGTGTAGCCGCTATCAAGACCGCTATTGAGGCTTAGTCAACAAATAACTGAAACAAAAAAGGAGGATTTATTATGAAAAAAATCAATTTCTTTGAAACCATCAAAATCAAGGGTGTAGAGAATAGCAAGCACTTCAAGGCTGGTGTTGTTTACGAGGTTCAGAAGGACTTCGGAGAGAAACTCATTGCCGAGAAGAAAGCGGTTCTCGCAGAGAATGACGAGAAAAAGTCCAAGAAATGATAAAACTTGACCCGACATATTTTGAGGGAACTCTGAAAGTGCAATTCGCAACTGCCAATCCATCACTCGGTGGTGGGTTGGCTAATGCGGTTGCCGTAACATCAAAGCAGAACCAACTTGACGATTTCATTGAAAGGTACGAGTTGGATGCTTTGGAGTCGGTTCTTGGTGTTCCTCTCGCAAATCTTTTGGTCAAGTACATCAATCTTGAAGAGGGGGAGGAGTGGACTGACCCCGATGTCACAGCGGAGGATATGGATGCCTTGGTAAAACTTGTTTACAACGAGGAGAGGCATATAAGTTTCACTGCAAACTACGTTTGGTTGCGCATAGAGGAGGAGAATGTGAATACTCCTACGATGCGTGGTGTCGCTACCGAAAAGGTTGACAAGTGCGATATGCGCAGTAACTTGGTTAAGCAGATTAGGGTGTATAACGAATATGTCAAGTTCGGCAAGGATTGTCAGCGATTTGTTATTTTCAATGAGGATTTCAAGTTGTTTCGTTTCACGTTGCCAAGGTTGCGTTACGCAAATCGTTTCTTCTTATGAATAGATATGGATTGAACATAATGGTCATAGGCGGAGCGGTTTACGACACGTTGAACATACTCTCCAAGGACGAGGACTACATAAATGCGGTAAAGAGTTACCATTTCGCATTAGGCTTGCAGAATGTAGAGCCGATAGAGGAGAAAGAGGGCGAAACCCCGTATGAGTCACTCGTGCGTAGGGTAAGCGAGAACCCTTTCATATACCCTTTCTTGTATAACGGCTCGCTTGACGAGATGGCGCACTTGTACAAGAGCGTATTGTCTTTCAAGGAGGAGCAGATGTATTCCTACCGATACCTTGGTATATGGAATATCTTGCCACAAAAGTGCGCAACCCGTAGCGGTCGCTTGGAGTACGATGTTGAATTGTACTTTGTAAGTTGCGTGATAAGGGAGTGGTCAACCGAAATGAGGGAGCAATGTTTATTTGTTCCTATCATAGATAGGTTTATTTCCGTATTTTTGGAATGTCTTGGCAATTCTCCGTATGTTCTTAGGGATGATAGCGGAGAGATTGAAACAAGGCAAAAGAGAGGCTACAACATACATCAAGCGATGGTCAACGAGATTGGAGATTATGTTGCCGTTCAGAGATTGCAGTTCACACTGCGTTTGAGCAGAGAGGAGTGCGAGGCTTACGAGGATAGGCTCATAGAGAAATACAACAACTTACTTAATATTATTGAAACTCTAAAAACTAACTGATTATGGACAAATTTTTTGTTTATGGTGGTTGTGATACCAACAAGCAGTATTTCACGGGCATTGGCAAGTGCGATGTCAAGGAGGGAGTTACCGATTTCTTGGTAATCACAAGACCAAATGCGACATTCGCTAAGAGCGATATTGTCAACGGAGATTTCACAACCAACTTGCAGACTGCATTGGCTCTTGACTACAAGAGTGCGAACAAGGCTTGGATTGTGGGTAAAATCACTACCAACAACGCACCCGAGGGTGGCGATATGGTTCAGAACACAAAGGGAACTCGTGGCGGTTCAGTGACTACGGGTCAGAACCCAATCACAATCAACTATGCTTTCCCAGCAGGTGTTTGCGCATACAACCAACTCGCACGACTGAAAGGTATGGAGTGCCGAGTTCTGCGTATTGACCGCAACAAGAACGTGTTCGGTGTCTATGATGACAAGACCGAAACATTCAAGGGTTTCTCCGCTACACTTTGGGTGTCTGAAACTCCCGAGGCTGATGGCGGTGATGTAGAAATGGTTTCAGTAATCGTTTCTTATGGTCAGGACTACTTCACAAAGGAACTTGAACACCGCTCTAACGTGTTCGTTACCGATGTGCCAGAGGCTCTTCGTCCCGTTGCCGTTGTCAAGGGTTCTGCAACTCTTACCGCAAAGGTCAACTACACTTGCTCTGGCGAGGCTATTGACGATGCAACCGCTACCGCTTTGGCTGATGCTACCGCTTGGGTTGGTGTTGATGCGACTAACGCAGAGGTAACAATCACTGCGGTTACCTATGCCAACGGAGAGTTCACATTTGTCGGAGAGGGTCTTGCAAAGGTAAAACTTGCATCGCCTAACGACTTGGCGGAACTCAATGTATTCGGCATTGAGGGATTTGACGAGTTCGCTTCCATTGTTTAGCCATTCGTTGTAATTCATAGATAGAGGGGGTTGGTGGCGAAAGCGACTGACCCTTTCTTTTTTTCAAACCTAAAACATACGATTATGAAGTTTATTTTCAAGGAAAAGACATTCGGTTTCAACGACAAGGTGCTTGCGACTTTGAAGTCAAAGAGCGAGGTGGAGAAAATGGTAAAATCAGTGACAACCGAGCATTGCGATGACATTGTTACCGCTATATGCGAGTTGCACGACATTGAAATCGCCCCGAAAGTTGACAATTCAGAGCCTAACGAGAAAAAGACGGGCAAGTTATCAAGCAAGAAGAAAAAGAGCCGTAAATAAGAGAATTATGGGCATTTGGGAACAATGGGAGGAATGCGTGTGGAATTATCGTGAGGCTTGCGGTAAACTTTCCGACATAGAAAGACGTGTAGTCAATGTTGACTGGATGTTTGATGGCGGTTTTGTCTATATGCGTGACAAGGGCGGTCGTTTTGTCAAGAGAAACTTGACGATGGCTCAGTGGATTGACATCGCTATGAAAGACGATGATATGCGAGGTGCGGTCAACGAGTTGTTTCAGTTGCAGTTGTTGAGTGGAGAGTGGGCGGAGTATTTTCCACCGACCTACACCGAGAAAACGATAAAGAGAAAGAACAAGCACGGGGCATTTATAGATGCCAAGAGTTTTTTCAACTCAAAGGCATTTGGTGGTTTTGGCTTTTTTGTGAACAATGAGCGGTACAACTTGTTCAATAGTGGAGAGTCGCTCAAAGAAATAGCGAATTTCACTCCATATTTCAACGGAGAAACCCTTATGTACGATGCTTCTAAGAGCCAAATGGACAAGTATATCATAAGAGGAACGAACGCACCTCTCATTTTTCCGCAAATGTTCGGTTTGAGTGTAAGAGTTTTTGGTATATTTGTCACGGAATTTCTTGTACGTTTCGTTGAACAACGTGGCGGAAGAATAACCGATATTGAGAAATATGTAAAAAACGCACAAAATTTAGCGCAAAAAGATGAAGAAATTTACGAAATTGAAGGAGAAGGTGAGAAAATTTTTGACGAAACGGGAACTATATACCCGTTTTGAGAGGTTTTTAAGTTTTATATTATGGCTAATTGTACAAAGTGTAGCAAATCTTACGAGATTATTGCATTTGAGCGGTCTATTGCTATCGCAAGGATGGAAGCGAATAGTGTTAAAAACAAGGCTATTGTTTATAAATACAAGGGCAAGTATTACGGAGAGTGCTTCTCGTGTTGGCGAAAGGCTGGTAAGAATGGCGAGCCGATTGCCATTGTATTCCCCGATAACCATATATGATTGCACGTTAGAGCGATATATGAGCATAATGTTTGACGGAAAAATCAAACGAGTGCTTAGACGGGGTTGGACAACGAGAGAGAGAGCGGAGGAACTTGTGTCGGACTTGTGTCGGCAGTTTCAAGAGGCGCAAGGCAACGACATATCATCGGCTTACACGGAAATGAAGCAAAAGTTGCTTGCTTTGAGTGTTGAGTGTCAGAGGTTGTCCATTGCGAGAATGTTGGTTGTGAGGGATTTTGCGTATGCTTGCTCAATAGTCCGTTCATTGCGGTTGCCAATATCTTCAAAGACAACTCAAATGGGATTGCTCCGTGTCATTGATAGTCAAATCAATATGCGAGAGTCCAAGATGCGAGAGTTGACTTCCACGTTGGAGTCAAAGAAAAGGGGAGATATGTCAAAGCAAGACTACATTGATAGCATTGTGAGATTGGGAGTTGCCACCGAACTCGGTTACAAGACCGATGCGACATTAACATTGTCGGAGTTCGCAAGTATATTAAAGATTAACAAAGAGAAAGCAAAGGCTTATGAGCAAATCAAAAGGAAAAGCGGTTCTTCTAAGCGATAGCGAGATAGAGCAGTTGAAGAAACTGAAAGGTGTTCTTGACGGGGTTATCAAGTCCTTGGAGGAAAAGGACGTTGCCCTTTCTAAAATATCAAAGACACTTACGGGAAGACTTGACACAAGGGGTATGAAAGAGAAAATGTACAATCTTAGGGGATTGGGTCGTTCTCTTCGTTCTCTTGCGGATGACTTTGTGTCCGTGGAAACCTCTCTTGCGAGTTCAAGCAAGAACATAGAGCGAGCAATCAAGAGTATGATTGACTCTATGCGACAAATGCAACAAGTGTCAAGTTCTACGAGTGGCAGAAGCGGTAGCACCATTGATTTTGATGCTCAAATCAAGGGCGCAACGGAGTATGAGAAAATCTTGGCGAGGATTAAGAACCTTAATGCTCAAATCGGTGTGTATAGTGCAGTGCCAACACAAAAGGGCGATGATAACTATCCGTCTTCAATGAACCCCGACCCAAAAACAATTACTACCGCTACCGATGAGTTGGCGGTCGCTCGCTTGACTTTGCAGACACAAAAGAAGATTGCGCAAGCAAAGGCGCAGATAAGCCAAACCGAAAAGGGAAACTTGACACTTCAAAACGAAGAGTTGCTCATTGAGTTGGAGATGAACAAGGCTTTGGTGGCTGACGAGAAAGCGAGAATAAGAGTAGAGGCTCTTGAACGTAAGATTAAGGAATACAAGGAGCGAGAAGCAACCTTAGCGGTTACTATAAATAAAAGAAACCTAACGGACGAGCAAACTGCCCAACTGAAAGAAGAGGCACGACAAGTAGAAAGAAAGCGAAGAGCCTTAGAAGGACTGAAAACTACAATGGCAAGTTCTTTGGGAACTTCCAATATGTACTACAACACAACTTTCCAAACGATACAAGTTTTGCGAGAGTTGCCAAACTTCACGCAGTCGGCTCAGATAGGTCTGATGTCTTTGTCAAACAACTTGCCTACTCTGATAGACGGATTTGCAGCCGCTCGCAAGGAGGCTGGCTCTCTTGGCAAGGTCATCTTGAATATGGTCAAGAACCCAATGTTTTGGCTTAATGTAGCCGCAGTTGGATTGACAACTATTCTTACGTTGCTCCCTAAGTTGATTAAACTTCTCCGCAACGAGATGTTTGATATGGGCGAGGTTCTTGAAAGTGTCGCAGAGGGTCTTAGAAAGGGCAATAGCGAGTTGTCAAAGAACATTGAGAAGTACAACAAACTCACTCACGAACTCCGAATGGCTAAGAACGGGTTAGCCGATGGCAAGAAGTCGTTAGAGGAGTATAATAAGTCCTTTGGTCGTACCTTAGGTATTGCCAATAGCACCGCAGAGGCATACGAGAAGATGCGTACAAATATGAATAGGTTTTATAGTGATGCTATTCGTCACGAAGTTGCTATGGCAGTATTGGAGGCTGGCAGAAAGCAGTTGGCGGAAGATATTGCCAAGGAGATTGAAGACCAGACAATGCTCGGTAGAATGTGGACGGGCAGAAACAATACTGGTGATGTCATAGAGTCGGTATCGTCAATGCAAACGGGTCTTATGGAGAGAGCGAGAACGGGTGGGACTAAATGGGATTTGATTCCTTGGGTCGGAGACCACAATCTTGGAACGGCAATGGCTACAAATCAAGACAGGTATAGAACGACAATGGTTTCAAGTCAAGGCTTGACTATTAACGAGGTTTTCAAAAAGGCTGGCTTGTCTTTTGAGAAGGATTTCAAGAAGAAGTTAGAGGAACACTTTGGCGGTCAAATCAGTGTCAGCGCATTGGGAAAGGATATATTTCTTTCTGCAAAAAACGGAAAGAAAATCATTGAGAAGAATATGGCTGACATATATAGTTATGCGGCTGAACTCCTCAGACCTATGATGCAGAGCGGAATTGACAACTCATTGAAAGAGGTGCTTGATAAATTCGTAAACAAGTTCAAGGCGGTAGCCGACTATGCTTACGAGATTGATGTTGATATGGGCAAATACGAGGAGGAAAAAAAGGGTAGCGGTCGTGGCACTCACGATAGACAACCATCTCTTGATGTGAGCGACAACGGGGATTTCACTAAGGCGGAATACTACAACAAACGAAGGGATGAACTTGAAAAACTCAATCGTTCATTGAAGTTCTTCATTTCCCGTAGTGTTGCCGAGAACGAAAGAAAAGACCTTGATGCGAGAATAAAGTACATTACCGAGTTCTACAAGAACAAAGAGGAGATAGAAATGTACGATACTACCAAGTCTTTGTTCAAAACGAAGGAGGATTTGCGCATACAAAAGGCAAGGCAAGCACAAGAGGAGCAGAATTTGCGCCAAAGAATTGATAAATACAAGGAAAAATACTTGGGAAAAGACGATTATGACCAAGATTTTGTCAAGAAAGAGATAGAAAAAGCGGAGGAAGTCTATCAAAAAATGTTAGACACTAACGCAAAGGCTCTTGAAATTGCCGAGAGAAATGCGGAATTGCAGACAACCGAGGCTATTTACAAGTATGCCGATGCCATTGCAAAGCATAGAGAAGATATGCTCAAAGAGTATATTGACTCTATAAAGCCATATTTGAAGGCTGAAACCGATGAAATCAAGAGGCACTACGAGGAAATAGACCGAATGATTGAGAAAAATCAGAGAAGTCGTGAACGTAGGCAGTCTATGCTTGGCGGTAGTTCCGAGGGTATCTCTTTGTTTGGCGGTATTCCGTCACGTTGGAGAATGGGTTCGCAAGCGGAGAACGTACACTCGTCAGTGAGAGTTGATAGAATGAGTGCTTTGAGAAAGGAGATTGACGAGATAACGAAAGAGTACGACAAACTTGCGAATGTAGATGACTTCACAAGCCAAATGAAGGCTTTCAACTTGATTAACGAGAGAGTTGAGAAGCAGAAAGAACTTAATCAGTTGGAAAAAGAGTATCACAAGGAGTCTATTCGTTCCGCTGGCTCGGTTTCAATGGCTTTTGGCGAGGCTCTTGCAAAGGGAGTGGCTGGCTATTCACGAGATAGCAACATATCTTCGGTCATAGCCAATCAGTCCAAGTTGATTGAAACAAGGCAGAAGAACAAAAATGCGAAAAATGCCTTAGATAGCATCAACAAGATGTTCGGCACTGAGGAAAATGCTTTTGTCAAGTACCGCAACGAGAGCGGAGAGATTGACAAGGGCAAGGCGGTTGCTGACTTTACGGCAGAGTGGACAAAGGCTGGCTTTACCGATGATGAAATCAAGAAGAATGTTGAGATGCTCAATTCGGCAATGGACAACATCAACACCGAGGGCGGTCAGAGAGCCTTCAAGGACTTGAAAGAGAGTGTCACAAAATCGTTGGACGATGTTGTTGCCACAACCGATGAGAAGAGCGAGGAGTTGGAGGAGCAAATCAAGACCGATTTCTTGAAAGGCATTGAGGAGCAGTTGGTAGAGGCTTTCAGCAACCTTGTAGATATGGTTGACGAAATGATGAAAGCGGAGTTGGAGTATCAAAGACGATACTTGAACGAGTGGAAAGAAGACCAAACAAAGTTCGTTGACGAGCAGTTGCAGAGCGGTGTTTTGTCGCAGAAAGAGGCAACGGCAGAGAAAGAAGCCATAGATGAGCAATACCGCAAGAAGCAACACGAGATTGCGGTGCGAGAGGCTAAGATGGAAAGAGCGAGTGCTATTGCTAAGATATGGATTGCCACTGCCCAAGCGATTGCTTATGCGGCTATGGCATCTTGGCGAGATGGCGGTATAGCCGCTCCCGTATTGTTCGGCATTTACACCGCAATGCTTACCGCAAATGCTGGTATTCAGACCGCAACGATACTTTCTCAGCCACTGCCAGAGTATGCCGAGGGTACGGATTTCCACCAAGGCGGTCTTGCTTATGTCGGTGATGGCGGTCGTTCCGAAATGCTTTTGACACCACAAGGTCGTGTTTATAAGACACCAAATACACGAACATTGGTTAATTTGGAGCGAGGAACGAAAGTTTTTCCTAACTTTGACAAGGCAATGATGTTGCTTGCCGATAAGGGTAACTCCGAGGTCAAGGTCATAAGCGAGAATAGACAACAATTAGAGTTGTTGAAGCAAACGAATGTATCTTTGAGAGTGATAGCAAGGAACACTAAGTCAAGAACACATAATTACAACAATCTATGGAACTAATGAGAGATTTGGTATTTGTCGGAGCGGAGTTTGAGGGTCTTTTAAGCACTGACCCTTCCGAACTCCCTAACGGCAAGTTCCTTGTTGATTTAACGAAATACTTTGCTGGCTTTGAGGATAGTGCTATCAATATTGAGAGAGATGGCACGAGTGGCACGATGACAAAGGTTGCCTACTCTTTGCGTTTCTGCAAGAAGCCGAACACTATGTTTCTCAAAGAGGGTTATGAGCGGTTCATTTCCAAAGGTCGCACGAACTTTATGCGTGGCTATTGGAGTTTGTACAAGGTGTTCTATGTCGGCAACGAGGGTTCAATGCCCGAGCAAGGCGATAATGATGGCGATATAGCACTATGCGTTGACGGAGATGCCTATATGTGGCACGATGATGTTTCCGAGTGGTGGGGAATAGGCGGTGATGACGAGAGCATTATCGCTCCCAACACCATTGTCTATTGCGAGGACGGGGATGGCTACACTGCTTATATAAACGCAACCGACAAGTTCGTTGAGTGGAACAAGTTGGCATTGTGGAAGAAAGGCACATTTGACCCTAATCGTGACAACAAGAGAACTTTCATCTACGAACACGACTTTTATAGCAAGGACGATACCGATGTCGTTGACAAGAGTGTCTTTAATGCGGAAGAGGTAGTTGAGGATGCCGATGGTCGTGATTTGCTCGGTTCTTTGCCAATATCAAACGATGTGAATGTCTTGTTATTGGAAGAGGTCTTGGGCAACCCCGACTATATGCGTATAATAAGCGACATAAAACTCGTTTTAGGCTTTGCTACGAACGGCAGTGCAACGAAGATAGACCTAAGTCAGTATTCGTCTATAAACGACTTTTTGTCGGCTAAAAAAGACGATTTCATTCGCATATTCCGTATAAACATAAATTGGGAGAGTTATACCGAGGATGCCAACTACATTTCCTTTGAGGCAACAAACCCAAGTTTGCAGTCGGTATTGAAGTCGCAAGGCGATGAGGTTTACGACTTGAATATGAACGAACTCAATCCAAAGCCGTTGAGAATAGACAAGACTATCAACATTCCCGTTTACGGAACTCATTTGTTCCCTTTCTTCAACTCGGCAACCAATGAGGGTGTAAGGCAGAGCATAATGTCAACAACGGATATGGAGGGTGGTCAGAGGTTCTATTTCCCTACTATTTCCTTTGGCGAGATTACGGGTTTGGAGGACGGAATGAAGAACACTTTGACATTCGGCTCTCAGAGCGGAGAAGATGTTTGGAGCAAGATGGGCAATAGAGCGATAAGTGATTTCTTGCTTAGGAACACAATGACATACTCGCAGACTATCACTATCAAGATACCAAGTTTCGTGTGTCACTTGAACTACCGAAGAGAACGTGGAGAAACCAACTTCAATCCAAAGGTTTACTTTGCCAAGGGTTTGCATAAGGGCGGAACACCTACTGCAACACCTCAGCCATCGCTGACACCCGTAAGAATATGGATGCAGAGTGTAAGACCGCAAAACCCCGTTGTTGGCGATACCTATTTCAATAGGTTTGAGAGCAAGATATACGAGTATCTTGAAGATGGCACTTGGTTGGGAACTTTTGTCACGGCAGAAACGGGCAACTTCCACTTTGACACAACGTACAACCAAATGTACATATTCACGACACAAGGTTGGGCGAACTACACAATGGGAGTGCCATCACGTTGGGCGGACACCGAGGAAGATAGTGCTTACGAGTGGAACGGAAGTTCAATGGTTTACTTAGGCAGTGCGAGCGCATACTCTTCTCCTTATGAGATAATCAAGAACTTAACCAAGGACATTCAGAGAAAGACCGACAAGTATTTGTATTCCCGTTACACTTGCACCGAGGAAACGATAGTCGTGACGCTCGCTCCCGATGAAGAGGTTTGTTTTTGTTGTCAACTTGACAGACCGAACTTTGTTGAACACGAGAGTTATTCATCGTACTTTTACTTTGAGAAAAGTCCATCGGGCGGTCAACTTGCGGAAATGAAAACATTCCTTTCTTCAAGTCACGAGCCATTATTGGACGAAAATAGGACAACAACGATAGTAAACGGAAAGAAATTTGCCGTTGTTTTTGGTTGTTTTCCATACGAAGCGGTCAATAAAATACTCCAAAGGTGGAGTTATGCCTTCAATTCCAACTTCAAATTGAAGTATATTAACTCACTTAGTGATGTTGTTATCTCGGAATTTAGTCAAATTACCGACAAATCTCTCGCAACACAAGATGGTTTGTATTGGATTTTAGAGGATAGCCACACGGGAGAGGGTTATTTTTCGGTAATGAAAAATGGAGTTTTCACCGATGTTGACCCATTGTACAACGCAAACGTGTATTTCCACAATAGGGAACACGGCTACGAGGGTTATGCTTTCGGGGAGTTTGACATCTCTATGAATAGACTTGTATGGCATAGTGCGGAGGAACTCGGCATTGAGAAGAACGGAGATGTTGAGAGTGGTATGTATGGTGTTTTCTCAACTATGTACGGATTTCTTGGCGAGGAGGTTATGTATTCGTCATACCATAGAGTAAAGGAGCAACGCAGACAAGACAATCTCGGCATTATTCCTATGTTGTTGCCCGTTGAGAGCCTTAACGGAAAGAGCGACCCTATGCTTCACGTTAATATGAAGGAGTTGCTCGCTTGGTTTAAGGTTGGCGGTTACGAGTATAGCATTGACACCGATGTTGACACGGGCGATGATGTCTTGACTATTGCTCCGAGAGAGTATTTCTACGACAATAGGTTTGTGAGCGGAAGACCGAACCCTAATAATGCTGCTTCTATTACGGACGATTGGGATGAGATTACCAACAAGAACGATAGTGAGATACGAACCAATGGAGCGAAATTCAACGGCTTGATACCTATCCAAGAGGGAACTACCATTGGTTACGACCACTTGGCGAACAATGTCGGAGATGTTTACATTGGCGATGCTACACCGAGAGCGGAGTTGCACGAACGTGGCGAGTTGGAGTTATCAACCAATGCTCAAATGTGCTACACCAAGGTTGTTGTAGGCTACGATAAGGAGGACTACGAGAACTTGGCTGGAACGAACGACCCTAACTCAACATTCAACTACACTACGGGTTACAACGCAGACCAAGATAAATCGTTGGAAATGACAACCAAGATACGAATGGACTTCTACGGAATGATGTATTGGCTCATTCGTTCTTACTCGGAGGACTACGACAAGACAAGTGACAAGACTTTCTGCGTGGACTGCAAGATTGGAGAGCATTTTGAGTACACATTGAATGGTGCGACACTTAGCGGAAATATGTCCATTTGGGATGACGTGAGAGTGGATGCGCACATTGTCCAAGATGGTTATGAAGCCGATGTCACATACTACAACGCAATGAGAACACCTTATGCGTTGATGATGTATATGAATAGAAGGCTCGGTTTGGTGTTTACCAACAAACTTGTATTCAGCAAGAGTGCCAATTTCAAGCCAGCCTCTCAGTCGGGCAGTTTCGTCCGTTTCAGATGCGAGCCTACGAGTGAGTTGTATGGTCTTATAACCGACAATAGGAGTGTTACCGATGATGTTGATTTGGAAATCGGAGATAATCAAATTATCTTTGGGGGAGTTGATACTCCGAATGTCAAGGATATGCCCGATTACACACCTCCTTTGTTCACACTTGGGTTGGCGAAAGTGAAAATAGGCACTATACGAATGATTTGGGCAAGGCTCGGCTTTGATTGGTGTACGATAAATTGGAACGGAAGCAATGAGTATTCGTTGCGCTTGTTGGAGCAACCAAATGCCCTTATAAGGTTCATAGATGACGATAATTGTGTCAGATACGGCTTTATAAAGCAATACGAGTTCAACCCGTACAACTACAAAGAGGGAGAGATAACTTTAATGCTTGCTTATCCGAGAAGAAAGGGAACTTATTCCGATATGCAAGAAACAAGAGAATTATATAGAGAACTTATTCAACCGACTTCATATTATGAGAATTAGCGAATTTTCTTCAATAATATTCAACGATGAGTCATACAAGTTTGATATGTCTTATGGTATTCGGCAAGTCTTTTGCAACACGGACAAGATAAAAGTCTGCGTTGCAATGGACTTGTCCAATAACGAGAGTGTCAGAGAGGTTGCGTTCACTCTATACAAGTACAACGATGGTGTTCAGACGGGCAATATCACTTGGAGTGGCACTGACACCACATACAACGAGTTTGTGCATACCGATGAGAACTTTGTTGTTGCGGATATAGGGAAAGCGGTTATGGCACTTGGCGGAGAGGGGGATTTCAGCCTTAGCATTGAGTCCGAAACGAGCATCATAGAGTCGGAGGTGTTCAAGGTGTGCGCAGTGGGTAGCGAGTGTTTGAATGACACTCTCTTGCTCACTTACACCAATAATAGGAATATCTACGACACTATATTTGTAACCGAGGATGTCAAGGTTGGCGGTGCTACCACTTACGAGAATGGTCAAGTTTGGACTTACAAAGGCAAGAATAGCATTTTGTATTCGTTCCGCTTCAAGGGTTCTTTGAACACAAGAGAAACCGATTTTGGCGGAGCATCGGAGATTTTCACAAGCCAACTTGGGTATTCTCAGTTGCTGAGTGGGTTCAAAAAGGACAAATACACTCTTTTAATGGGCGATAATTGGGGTGTTCCTACGGGTTTTGGCAGAAAATTCCGCAATGCTTTGTTGTGTTCAAGTGTATGTTTGGGTGAAATTATGGTAAGTTTGGCGGAAGAACAAAGTATAAATAGGGAGGAAATTGGCGATTCTTATCCATTTTTCCGTTTTTCTGCTAAGATTTCTATGGAATATGACGAATGGGGTGTCGGAAGTCTGCCTATTGTTTACCTTACCAACAATGCCGAGGACAAACTTCTCACAAGCAATTCTTATGTTAAACTTAAACAAAACTGATTATGGCAAACACAATAGCACCGAAAGACCTTGCGCAAGAGAGCGATGCAACGAAATTCCCGACCGCCCTTGTTATCATTTGGAATAACGGGGGAGAGTTGAAGAAGGCGAACATCAGTCAAGTGGTAAATGCCAATATCTTGAAAGATGCGACACCGACACAAGGCAGTACCCGTCTGATTACAAGTGGCGGAGTATGGAACTTTACATATAGTAAAGCCAACATAGATGGCATTGTGGCTATTATCAACTCAGCAAAGGCGAATAAGTCAGAGGTATATACGAGAGAACAAGTCAACGTGTTGCTTAACGGCAAGGCGAATGTGGCGGATGTCTATTCCAAGACCGATATTGATGCCCTTGTAACTGCCGTTCAATCTGCACTTACGGCTTTGGACACAAACAAAGAGGACGTTGCCGACAAAATGAGTTTTGCCGACAATACTTCTATTACTTTGGCGGACAACACAATTTACACGGCAAGCGAGCCTATTTCCACCTTGTCGTTAGAGGCGCAAGAGAGCGGAACTTCCGTTGTGTCCTTTGATACGGCATCAAGCGGTTCTATCACAATAACAACAATCGGCATCACGTTCCAGAGCCAACCCGAGTTCGGTAATAACGAACATTGGGAAGTGGCGATTAGGAATGGGTATGCGGTGTACTCAAAATTTGATTTAGTATGAGGTTAGTGGACAATATATTCAACTCAATGTTAGGGGGTGCGACACCCACCGAGCCATACGTTAGAGTAAACTACATAGAAAGCGACTCTCGTGGGCAGTATATAAACACGGGGATTTTGCCATCTTCGCTGACTGAACTTGATTTTGGATTTTCGTTGTCAGTGCCAAGCGCAGTAAGTTCCAACTATTACTTTTTCGGAAGTAGAGATTACACGGGCAATAAATACTACTCGTTGCATTTACAATCAAATACGAAGTATGTTGTTGGGCGATTTGACACTCAGTCAAGTAGTTTTGGTATCGCACCAATTAGCGATGAGTTGTTTAGGATTGTTTGCACAAGGAATGTTTGGGGGTTGACAAGGCTATCAAGCGGAGTGACAACAACAAGAACATTCAATGATGTTACCTTTAATATGACCAATGCGTTATGTATTGGTGGTTTTAATAACTATGGCGAGATAAGAACCGCACCGCAACGTATCTATCATTTTTCTCCAACTATCAATAACGTGTACTATCACTATTTACCATACGTTAGAACCTCTGATGGCATTGCTGGCTTATATTGCGAGAGGCTTGATGATTTTTGGTGCGACCCGAACGGAAAGAATTTTTTATATGCGTAAATAAAATTCATTAGTTATGAACACAATATTTGGAAAATTAGAAAACGGCAAATTGGTTCTTGCGCCAAGTGTCATCGTTGACGGAGATAAACAAATTATCTCCAATGATGCGAGTGTTTATTTGCGATACGGCTATAAAGAGATATTGCGTGAGCCGTATCCACAAGGCGATATTGCATACGCAAAACGCTACATTGAGAGCGACACCACGATAACAATCTCGTGGACTGAGGATTTGGAAGCCACAAGACAATATGTGCTTCACGAGATTGAGAGTTTTGACACAAGTAGTGCGGTCAACGAGTTCGTGATAAACGGCATTGGAATGTGGCTTGACGGAGATACAGAAAGACCTAAACTAAGGGGTGCGGTTCAAACCTACTTAGACAAAGGACTTGGCGATTACCCTTTGTGCGTGGAGGGTGTCGGTGTTATTCCCGTAGCGCCAACGAAATTGCTATCAATGTTGGCTGACATTGAGGTCTATGCGATAAAGTGTTTTACCAAGACCTTTGAACACAAGGAAGCCGTAAGCGCACTGACTACTTGCGAGGAGTTGGTCAACTACAATTACACCGAGGGTTATCCCGAGAAATTGCACTTTGAGATATAATTACTAACCTATTAAATCAAAAACAATGAGAGCAAGTGATAACGCAAAGGCTCTGATAAAGAGTTACGAGGCACTAAGGTTGAAAGCCTACAAATGCCCAGCAGGAGTATGGACTATCGGATACGGACATACCAAGGGTGTGACACCAAGTATGGTAATAAATAGACAATGTGCGGAAGAGTTGTTTGCCAAAGATTTGTACGATATTGCCGAGTACCCTATAAGCGACATATTCTACAAAGCAAAAGTGACACTTACGCAAAATCAGTTTGATGCGTTATGCTCTTTTGTCTTTAATGTGGGAACTACCAATTTCCGAAAGAGTACTCTATTGAAAAAAGCACTCGCTAATCCAAATGACAAGTCAATCTACAATGAGTTCAAAAAGTGGAATAAGTCCAACAAAAAAGAACTGAAAGGCTTGACGATAAGACGAATTAGAGAGGCTGACTTATATTTCAAGGAATGAAAGGAACTGAAAAAGACGGAATAGTGTTCATTATTTTGGCGGTGGCTTTGGTCATCGCCATAGTTTTGGTTTAAAATATATTCATTATGGAAATCGCTTTTTTAATTGGTGTGTTTTTATTCTTGGCATACACTATCGCTATGTCGGCAATGTATGGAGTTCCGAGCAGTCTTAGCAACACATATTACTTGCTTGGCGAGAAACCGAGAGGTTACTTGTTCACTTTTTGCTTGTGGGCAACCGCTTTTTTGATTGCCCCCCTATGGTTCTCCGTGTCGGAAAACCTTACGGCACTTGTGTTTCTTGCTTGCGGAGGTCTTATTCTTGTCGGCTCTGCCCCGTCATTTATGTCCGTTGACAAGGGGTGGCACACCGCTTTCGCTTTGATTTGCGCAGTGGCTTCAATATCTTGGCAGATAGCATCGGGGAGTTACGTTCCGATAATCGGCTCTCTTCTTATGTGCTTAGGAATAGCGATACTTACAAAATCGTTGGTTTACGCACGGATATTTTGGCTTGAAATGACCGCTTTTTTATCTACCTTTGTAAGTGTAGGTATAAAATCGGTTTAATATGAATGATGTGGCTTTTTCTTATAAGTATATCGGGAGTTTTATCTTTGCGGTCATAAGCAATGCTTTTTTCAGCATCGCACCGCTCGCTATCTTCTGCTTTGCGTTAGTGATTATAGATTGCACTACGGCTTGGCAGTTGGCGAGAAGAATGAAGAAACGTGGCTACGCCACAACGGGGAAATTCCGTTCCGACAAGTTCGGTTGGGCGGTTATCAAGATGTCAATCGTCATTCCCACCGCTTTGCTTGTGGCATATTTCACACAAATGCTCATTTTTGAGGGAGCGAACTTGCATTTAATTCAAGTTGTCGCTGGTGTGATATGCTTTTGGCAGATTTGGAGCATACTTGAAAATGTTTCAAGTTGCAATGAAGGCGCACTATGGGCGAGGATTTTGCAACGAGTAATGATAGACAAGGCGGAACGACACCTTGATATTTCGCTTGACGAGTTAAAAAATGACGAAAATAATGACAATGCCACCAAATAATTGACTATATTTGCAAAGTCATAATTCTATACAAAGTTTTTTGCGTTTGTTTTTGAGCGGTGTTTCTGTGGCATCGCTCTTTTTTTTATCGCTTTTTATTGAAAAATCTAAAAGGAGTATGTATATTTGTACTCCTTTTCTACACATTTCTTATTCATTTTGCGGTGGCTGGTGGGGGTGTCCTCCGCTGGTCATCGTTTTTTTTATTGACTATGAAAATAACAATACCAAAACTAACCGCTACCGCTATGGTAGTAATCGCATTGGTAGGCTACCTTATTATGGTCTTGACACACCCTACCGAGTATGTTGACACACGTAAGGCTGACTCTCTCGCCTTAGAGAACAAAATCTTGCAATCAAAGGCGGACGAGTTGAAACGACAAGTAAGTTGCAAGGAAAGAGAGGTTGATAGCCTTAAATCAAAGAAAAACGACATTGTTGTGCGTTACAAGACACTCCGTGACGAAAGCACCGATACGTTGTTTATCTACGTTGCCGACTCTCTTAACGAGGTCAACAACGAGATTATAGACACCTTGGAGCAAGGGTTGAGTTCTTGCAAGAGGGTTGTCGCTTTACAAGGAGAGCAGATAAGGAACGACTCAATCGCAATGGTGGAATACACGGACATAATAAAGTACCAGACTGCGACAATCACAAGGCTCGGAGAAAAGACTTGGTGGGATAGGAATAAACTATGGGTTGGAATTGTCGGTGGTCTTGTGGTTGGCGGAGTGGGAATATCACTTGTAAAATAAGCACTATGGAGAAAAGAGAAATAAGCAAGGAATTGTACGAGAGATTGGATTTGCTCGGACTTCTTGACACCGATTTGCGTAGTCATAATGTCGGTGCTTCCGATTACTCGCAACACGTTATTCAGCCTTGGAGCATTTGGATTGATTGGGATTTGAACCCTTGGGATGCCGACATCGTGAAACGTGTCCTTAGAAAGAAAAAGGGAGAGTCAAGAAAAATGGACTACCAAAAGATAATCCACGTTTGCCAAGAGCGAATAAGGCAAGAAGATGCGGAGGAGAGAAATGGCAAGGTACGATGAGGACAAGATAAACATCTCTTGCGTGACTTGGTTCAAGTTGCAATACCCTAAAATCGTGATACATCACTCTCCGAATGAGTGCCGTTCGCCACGAGAGGGCGCAAAGAGAAAGGCAATGGGAGTGTGGAAAGGCTTTCCCGACCTTTTCATTCCGCTCCCGATGAACGGCTATTGCGGTTTGTTCGTGGAAATCAAGACACCGATAGGAAGACAAAGCAAGGAGCAGAAGGAGTTTGAGTTGTGGTGCGAGAAACATAACTACAAATACTCGTTAGTCCGCTCGTTGGACGATTTTATTGTTGTTGTAAAAGATTATATCCGTGAATAATCCATTCATAATACACTGCTTTGGTCGCAAAAACAAGGACTTTCTTGGCGATTTTTCGTCAAAGAAGATGACTTTTTGCGATGATTTGAGTGTTTTTTCAGCCATTTCTTGTGAAAAAAGCGATAGAATTGGCGAGTTTTTTTCAAAAGAGCAATACAAATGCGTTGTTTCGGACAAGAAAACTTGGGAGAACAAGGATAAAATTGAATTGTACCGCCAATGTCTTGAACAATGCAACACCAAGTTCGCACTCCTTGTTGACAACTCGGACACATTCGTTTTAAGCGATTTCCCAAAAGAACTTATGTCGTATGATATAGTTTGTCAATTCCAAGACGGAATGTCCGTAGAGCCGAAATTCAAGGTCAATTCGGGGGTAATATTCGGCAAGACTGAATTGTTATTCAAGTGGTTCTCCGAAACCGCACAACAAGAGGAGTATCTCGGGGAAGTGATAAGCCGTAGGTACTCGCAAGACCTTTTGAGTTCCGACCAAATAAGGCTTAATCTTACGTTCGGCTTGGTGTCGGCACACAACACCCTTATAGACAAAAAAGGGAGGTTTTTCACCTCCCCTATTTAAATCTTCGCTCCTTTGTACTTGTGGAATAGGAACTTGTTCACTAACCCGTACATCGCAAGCGGTTTCTTTCGTCTTATAACGACCTTCACGTTGTTTATCAGTTTGATGCAAGTCGTATGGCTTCTATTGGTAGCCTTGCACACTTCGCACAAAGGTATTCCTTGGTTCTCTCTCATATCCCACATAAGAATACCCCTCACAAACGAAGGGGTGTTCTTGCGTGAGTTTCTGATTTCGTCCTCGGTCACATTGGTTATGCTTTTCATAATTCCAATGCCGTTGCTATATACTTCCTCAAACATAATGTCGCTTTTTAGAATGGAGCATCGTCATTTTTTTGCTCGGTGGCATTTTCGGCAGTATTCTCCGATTTCTTTCCGAACATAAGGATTACCACACTATCTGCGTAAACGCAAGCATTTGGCTTGTCCTTGTACACACCTAAGCCTAAATCTCCCGTTATGCTCACAAGTGCGCCCTTGTTGATGTATGTCGCACTTTTGAGTGTCTTGGGAATAAACGCAGAAACCCACTGAGTTTCGTTTTCTTTCTTGTCAATCGCAATAGAGCATCTGATTGACTTTCCGTCTTTTGTTGGCTCTGCAAGACCAACTCTTCCGCAGATAATCGCTTTAAACATATTCTTTTGGTTTTTTAAGTTATACAAATATAGTTATTTATTTTGGTTTATACAATGTTTACAAACCTACAACACCTATTGAAATGTCATTCAATGTCTTATGTGCCGAGATTTTCCCCTCGTGGTAAAGACTATTCAAGGCATCCTTGACGAGTTTGTCGTTAATATCAAACTTCTCCGTCAGTTCAACCCTTTTTGTGTACTCGGGGTGCTTTTTTAATTGTCGCTTTTTTAATTGGCACTCGGTAAGAAACTCCAATAGGTCATTTTTCAATTCACTCTTCGTCATCCCTTACCAACTCCTCAATAAACTCGGTTAAAATGTTGTAGCCTTTTTTCTCTTTGAGAACATCCATTACCGAAATGCTTGTTGTTATTCCGAACAAGATTGCTTTCGCCAAAACAACGGCACTATCGTGTTCTTTGTCCTCCGTGGTTTCGTTCTCCTTTTCCATATCCAAGAACGCATTGAGCAAATCGCCTATTCGTGGGTTTTTCTCTTGTTTTTGCTTTTGTTCGTTCCCGATAAAGTCCTTGATATTGCTCTTTGAGTAAACGACCTCTCCGTCATTCTCCTTCTTCAAGTCGTACAAGTCGCTTCTATGTTCCTCCATTTCTCTTGCGAGTGCATCAGCCGCAATGATAAACCCCTTTTCTTTCAGAAGTTTTGCGGAAAACACTATTCCTTTCGCAAGTCCGACACCAAGAAGTGCTTGTTTATTGTCAACACCGAACTCGTCCGCCTTATTTACGTTGGACATAAGGCTTTCGTCTGATAAAATTTCGTTGATTTGGTTTAAAAATTCTGCGTGTAACATAATTCTTTCGGTTTAATTGGTTTATAATTCTTTATTTTTTTGCTCTTTTTTTGGTTGTGCAATTCACTTCACAACCAGTTCTTTCTTTTCAGCATTCCATTCATAACCTGCATCCTTCATTTTTTGAAATAAACTAACTCTCTGTTCTATAGTTGCAGGATGAACATCTGACTTTATAGAGCAAACGGAATTAAATGTTTTACATTCATCATTTGTTTTGGAATAAAGAAAATAGCAATGAATTGTATCAAACTCTATTCCTTGATAAATAAATACCATTTCATTCATGTTATCGCAGGTAGTTGAAAGAACCTCACCATCTTTGGCATCTTGAATAGTCCAAAGTCTTACACCTTCTGTATTATCATTAAAATAGCCACCACCAACAATAACATAGCCATATATGTTGGATGCAACAATCTTTGTAACATTGGCAATTTTATGTACAATGCCTTGTTTGTCTATCACCCAATCTCCAACTTTAAACTTTGGTTCATCTTTGCAAGTTTTTGCAGAATTAGCAAGATTTTGCTCGCTTATCTTTTCAATTATTTCGTCAATGTCGTTGAGCGAAAACATCTTAGTATTGTTGTAGGAGTAATTTGGTTCGTGTCTATTGCCACTTGCTTGTGCAAACACTTCTAAACGCATATCTTTCCATACTTTCGTTATTGATTTGCCTTGCGATTTCTCGCCTTGTTTTTCAAGCCAAATAACCCAATCCATTTTAACTTTGGTGTCCGTTAAACCCTCTATAATCTGTCTTGTATGTAAGTAGTCCAATAGTTCTTTCCTCATCCTCTCATCCTCACTCTCTGCGAGTTCTGGAAAAATGGTTTCCAATGCTTGTTTTTCAACAATAACGCTTCTTTTTGATGCAAGCATCTTCTTGGCTCTTTCAAGAGCCTCTTTATATTTCTCTTCGTAGTTCATAATTCTATATCTTTTAAGTTGATTACTTCGTCATTGCAATCCCTCTCGCCACTATCGCCAAACTCAAAGTATGCACGGACAAACGTGTTACCTTTGAAGTCAAATCCGATTGAGAAGTCAACGAACTTGTCGTGCGTTCGTATGTTGTGCAAGTTGATGTGTCGGTTAATCAGCGAAAACAACCTTTCTCTTGTGTTGTAATACTGACTCGCTAATTGCTCTAAGTCTTTGTAGGTCATTTCTTTTCCGTTTCTTTATTAATACTTTCAAGATACTTGTCCAAAGCGATAATCGCCTTATCGGGCAGTTGCTTCGCCTTGTCGCTACTCTTAATGTAGTCTATCGTTCCGCCCACTCCATAGATGATTAATGCTTGATTAGTAGTAGGCACAAAGGCTTGCAATATCAGCAAGAATATTCCTATGCTTCCGCATATTGCGCCACATTTACGAAGACTTTTTTGCTTGTCTTTATCGTAAATATCATAAGATGCGAAAAATAATACACATCCCACAATCAAAAGTATTACCATAGGTATTATTATTACCGCTAAAATTCCGTCAAAACGTGTTATCCAATATAATTCATTCATTTCTTTTCCTCCTTAATTTCGTTATACATATCCTTTGATGCTTCAAGCGCAAGTCCTTTTGGGATTAAATCACAAATGTCAAAATGGTTTTTAAGAAGCCAACCAATGTATCGTGATGTTGTGTTCGGCTGGAAATTTACCCACGCCATTCCTATTCCTCTTATGTAACCATCTTTGCACACTTCAAAGTTTATTGCCCCATCTTTGCCCACGACATAATTGAGCAAATCTTCCTTCTCTTCCTCGGTCATACTTGATACTGGACGAAGGTAGGGTTTGATGTCTATTCCATTTACAAACCAATCAAGTATAGACAAGTCAAGCACCTCAATCTTTTTATCATCAACAATCCTATCGCCATTGTTATACTTGTAATTGCCGTACACTTTCACTTTATACGGCAACCTCATGCAGAGGTCTTTTAATACTAATTCTCTATCTTCCTTTTTCATTTTCTATTCGTTTAAGTTGTCTTTCTACTTTCTCTCTCATAATGCCTTGTACGACTTGAATTGTCACTCCGTAATGTAGTCTTATTTGCTCCCACAATACCATCACATCAGCGAGTTCCTCGGCAATGTGTCCTTGATTTTTCGCTATGTGTTGGATGAACGGCTTCTCAATTTCAACCAATGGGTTGTCCGTGCTAAAATGCCACTCTTGGTCTGCATCTATCACTGCCTCTTGGAGTTCAAAGACCTCCTCCGAGAGTTTCTTTATTTGCTTCCTTATGCCGTAGTGCTGGCATATTGTTTCTAAGTCTTTTTCAGTCATAGTGTTTTTAATTTGCTAAAAAGGTATTACATTATTTTTTCCAATTCCAAATTTCCAAAATAGCCACGCAATGCACACTTTGTTACTATTGTCGTATCTGCTGATAATTATAGAGGGTATCACGTTGAAGACAATTCCACCTTGTGCGAAGTACAACCAATAACGAGATTGTGCAATCCTCTTGCACCGATAGATGTATTTCATTTTTTACCTCCTTTCGTGATTTCTTTAACATCTACGTTGCCTACGGCAGACTTGTCAACTCTGATAAACCGACAGAGTTCTATAATAACTCTTATAAGAATAGGGTTTTCAGATACCGCAAGAACAAACTCTCCGTTGTCTAATTCCGCAAGTATTTGTACTTTTTTGATGCTATTATTTGCCATATTATTCTCCTTTCATTGCGTTTTTAAACTCATTGATAAAATCTCTCATAAATGGGTATGGTTTCTTGCTCAATATTTGCTCACAAGTACCCTCGTATGTGTTTTTTCTTAGCCACTCGCAAGCCTTGTTTATTAAGGCTTCTTTCTCGGCTTTAAGAAATTCGTTACGATATATTCGCTCGTATTTACTTCTGCATTCAAGAGTTATTTCCAACTCCTTAATTCGCTCATCTTTCCATTGTGCCATTTCAAGAGAGGCTTTCTCACATTCAATAATTGAAGACTCCTTGAAAAGAATGTTTTGCTTATGGCTATCATTCCTACTAACCAAATATTCCCTTGCATATTTTAATGCGATTTCATTTGCTTTTTCTTCGTTTGTCATAGTTTTATTTACTATTAGTTATAGTTGCTCAAATTCAGTTTCCAATTCTTTCTTTCGCTTTTGCCAACATTCAATTATATAATTAATGATAAACTTCATTTCATTATCTGATACGCCAAATGAGGTTTGATTTATGCGTTTTACATTAACAAAATCTAAGTTCATACCAACTATCGAACAAGCCTCGTTTGTTTGTTCTTTGATTTCTATGATTGATTTTATTTTCCCGTCTAAACGCTCTATCATTTGCATAAGTTCGTTTGCTCTTTTCAATTTCTCTATTTCCATATTTCTTTCCATTTTATTCCAATTCTTTATAGATTGGAAAGGTTGTACAATTATTCTTTGTCCTTAAAAAGACCGCAAGCCGTGTTTGTTACTTTTATTTTTAAAAGTCCGTTGAATGTTCGGTTGTTCTTTCGTCTTCCGCAGTATTGAATAATACTGCCTCCGCATTGCCACCGCTCTCTATGTAAGCATTGCCTACAAGTTTTGGTTTTCTTTTCCATAGTCATTTCTTTATTTCGTTATATTCAGTCGTTTCTTCTTGCTCGTTGTGGGCAACCCACGGCTCGTGTTCTTTAACATAGCCTTTCTCCCAGCAGTCTATGCAATAGACTTCATCAAAAGCATTTTGAATGTAATCCTCGCCATCCTCCATTTTATGACCACAAGACTCGCATATATGGTCGTGGTGTGTATATTTGTATGCCATAGTTCTTCGTGTTTTATTTAAGGGAAATTCCCCCTTGATTTTCTATCATTTCCTTATTTCGTAGGTTTTACTATCACTTAGTCCGTAAATGCAGTTCATCAAGTAGAGATACTTCTTTGTGTCCCATAGAGTATTCCCCAACTTGTCATAGAGTGCTAACTGCATCTTGTAGTTGAGGTCGCTTGCCTCTGCGACATCAGCCTCGTCTGCTTCTATGCCGTTCTCGGCTAAAACCGCCACATTCAAGTCCGTAAACACATCAAATGTAACGTGTCTGAACTTTCTCACTTGTGGAACAAGTCGGCTGTACTCTTGCTTAACCTCTCGCCTTAACTCGTAAGGTGTACCCTTTGTCAACTCGGCTATGTCTGCCACGCAGTTGTCCATCATATCAGCAAGGTTGCCGAGAAGCATCAGCCGTTTGCTGATTTCATTGGCAAGTTTCTCGTCCTTTTCATTGAGTTTCTCGGTCTTCTCCGACCACTCTTGCTTTTTTGCGTTATACTCTTTTCTTACCATAATTTTCTATTTGTTTGAAATATGAGCCATCAATGCGGTAAATGCCCACGTAGTTGCACACAAATAACCCACATCTTTTTCCGAAATTGCCTCATAACCGCAAAGAATAATGCCTATGACATCTAAAATTATCAGAACTCTATTCGTTTTTTCACTCGTTTTCATCATATTTCTCCGTTTAAATGCAATTTTTGCTTGTATCTTCTTGTTGATTTTATCGCCTCTCTATGCTTTTCTCTATCGTAATATCTTCCGTCCTTTCGCAATTCCTTGTGCCTTTCCCTATGCTCTCTGAGTTTATCGGGGTTGCAGATAAAATAAACAAGTCTTTTTGACACCTTGAACTCCTTTGCAAGTTTGTTGTACGACAAGCCGTATTCGTTGCGTGTGCGTATAATCTCGTTTTTTTGCTCGGTAGTCAACTTGACTCTCCTATCGTAAGAAGTTCCTTCTATTTTTAGTTTCTCTGATTTATACGGCATCGCTCTCGGAATTTTTTGTTTGTGATAAGAATTGCTTGATATTGTTCTTTTGCTCCTCCAAGCCTTTCAATCTCCTTTTCAGTTGCCTTCTCACAACCTCCAAGTCAAAGTAAACATCGCAAATGTCGTAGCACATTTCAAGCCTTGAACACTCTTGCTCCTCTCTTGCGTAAAACCAAGAGCCGTTTTGAACACCGAAGCCGTAAACTCCGCCTCTTGATTGTGTGGTATCAACCACGCTCATAATTCTCACTTCTCCGTTTGGTCTGACAACGAAAACATTGTCATTCACTTTTAAGTCTTTTGCTGATTTCATTTTTTGCTTGTTTTTTAATTGGTTAGTCATTAAGTAATTTCACGTTGTAGCCGACAAACTCGTACTCAATCCAATCTGACTCGCAATCGTCCTCGTCCTCTAAGCCATCTTCTTTGTCTATTCCCTCGTTAAGCAACTCAATAAGTTCCTCGTTGGTCATTCCCTCCTCAATCTCTATTGTCGTTGAACGATTATATCCATTGTAAACAACCTCTTTGTCGGTCACACTTATGGTAGCATATTCTTTTGTGCCATCGTCATAGTTAGGCTCTTTGGGAGAGAAATAATCGTCACCATCCCAGCCTATGAATGAAAACACTCTGCAATCTAAAACTTTAATTTCCTTTTCCATTTTCTTATTCTTTTTAAAAATTGTAGTGCGGTCGGGTACTGCCCCCGACTTGGTACACGATGCTTTTATGCTATCAAGACCACTTTTATCTTGCCTTTCACACTATCCCCTTGTTTAACAAATCGTTTGAAGCAATTCACAACTTGAAGCAAGGGTAAAAACAAACTATTATTACTAACTTTTTTTCTCTACGAAATATAAAGCCACTGCGCAACCTATTGCGATTACCGCTGGCATTGTCCACCAAAGACCATTTGTCAGTGCGTGGGTTTTTGTCTGATAGTACAATGTTCCAATCATAAAGAACACACACAAGATGATAACCCAATAAAGAATGTCTTGTATTTTCTCCTTATTCATTGCCATTTGTTTTACGTTTGTGATACAAAGATATGGACTTATTTTTAAACCACAAAATATTTTTGGAATTATTTTTCAATTTTCTTTGTTCTTTGTTTTGAGATATATTCGTAAATCCCTACTACTCAACTTGTTATCATTCTCCCTAAGGAATGATAAAAATTTCTTATAATTCACTATTCCCTTTTTTCTCGCCCAAGCGAGAGAGGCGCAAGTCTTGACTCCGTTAAGATACATCAGAGTTCCGTTGTTCTCTCCGAATAGCAATCTATCGTTAAGGTTTCTCCCGTACCGCTTTATAAGGTATCGCACACGGCTTGCCTCTATGTTGTACTTGTTTGCGATTTGCTCCTTTGTCAAAGAACACTCCACTCCGTTTATGAAAATCGGCTTCACGGGTCTGCCCGTTGCTCCGCTTTTTCTCTCCTTATTGACAATAATAGGCTCTTTTTTAAGCCTTGCAACCTCCCTCTTGTACTTCTCCGCACTCTCCGAATAAGAGCCTTCCTTTTGCTCGTATTTGTGCCAATGCGACAATGCCTCGTTGTAACGTGTTATGTTCTCCAATGTGGGATTGTCAACCATTATGCTCTCCAATTCGCTCAACCTCGCCTCTAACTCAGATTTTGTCATTTCCTAATCTTTTGAAGAAACCTATTGTTCTCATAGTCACACCTCTCGTTCCGAACAACTCGCAAAACTCGCTATAAGCATCGCCTTGCGTGTCCGTTATTCGTCTGCTCAACTCCACGAGATTGGCAACTCTTTTGTTCTCGTCCGCTATCCCTTTCTCTATCAAAGGTATCAAGTAGCCATTAACCTCTCCGCCTTTCATATACTTTGCTATCGTAGGCTGGGAAATGCCTATGGTCTGGGATATGTGCGCAATGCCTATTCTCAGTCCTCGCCCGTGTACCTTGAAATCTAACTGAACTCTACTCTGATTTGTTTCCATTTTCATTCATTTTTCTCTTGTTGAACAATCTTCTTTGTATTCTTGCGTTCAAAATTGTGACTTTGCCCCAATAAATGAGCGCAAAAAACCAAGTTTTCAAAAAACTATCATACGTTTTAAAAAGGTAGTAGCCGTTTTTGACTACTACCCTTTTTCTTATGCCCTTACTTATTATCATCAAATAAAGTTTTAGTAAGTTTTTGCTTAACCTCCGAACTCTTAGCCACCGCCTCCAACTCGGTCTTTCTCTTCTGAACGGCTGACTTTATGGCTTCGTTGTGCTTATCTCTCTCCGAGAGTTCCAAGAACCACTTTTTCAAGTCCTCTATTGAGGTCTTGGACTTAGCCACCTCAACCATATTGGCAACTTGCTCGTCCGAGAGCATAGGCAAATCCTCGCCCTCGTAGATATACAAGCCTAAGCCGAACATCGCCAAGTTCTTCACAAGACATCTCATAATTGCGGTGTTGATGTCAAACATCGTGGCACTCTTGACAACCTTCTCGCCCTTCTTGGTCATATACTTGTAGTCAAAGTGCTTTTGAGCCTTGTTAGACGAGTCCATTACGGGCAAGTGCATTGACAATGTTTCTCCGCCTATTGTGACCTCGGTCTGAACCATATAACCCAAGTTCTCGTCAAAGAGATAAGGCTTGCCATCCCATTCTCTTACCTTGAAATTCGCATCGGGGCATTTCTCCTTGATTACTTTCCAAGCCCAAGACCAAGACAAATAAGAGAGTGACACTCCGTTTCCGTCCTTTGTTTCAACGTGGTCGTTCACGTTTAACGAATACAATTCGCTGAATAAATTCTTGTTTTCCATACTTTTTCGTGTTTTTTGCGTTATTTTACTGATATTGAACTCTTCACTTTGCTTATTCTCAGACAATCCTCGTAAGCATTTGGGTATTTTTCCTTCAAAACCTTGCTGTCTATGCTCAATCTTTCGCTTTCTCCCTTGTAAGATATGGTAACCTCGTCCGTTTTTATCTGCTTGATACCTTCAAGTTCCATATATTTCAAGAGTTCCGCTTTCATCTTGCTTATCTCCTCGTCCAATCTTTTCGCTTTTTTAAGGCAATCGGACATTCTCGCTACCTCGTCTTGCCAATTTCGTGGGAGGTTATCGTTCTGAATAATCGCTCTCTCTACCTCAAAGTTCGCAAGATACTCTCCGAGTTTGCCTTCAAGCAACCCCTTTCTCAGTGTTGCGTAGGCATCTTTCACTTCCGCTCTTGTGATATTCACGAATGTAAGCCTCTTCGCATCAAAACCATCTCCGTCCTTTATTCCGTTGGTGTCGTAGTGACACAACAAGAGTTTGAACTTGTCGGTCTTGCTCTCTCCCACAAGATACTCCCAAGCGAGTTGGTTCTCGTAGTATTTTACCGCTTCAACCACACTCTTCTTTGTAGCCTTGCTCTCAATCCAAATAGTGTAGCCATCCTTGGTTTTAAGAGCGAAATCAATGTGTGCAAAAACATTGCACTTGTTGCGTTGTGACAAAACCTCCGCCACACACATAGGGTTTGACTCCACATCTACACCGAACTCCGCTTCAAGCGCAGAGAAGATGGCATTTTCAAGAATATCTCCCATTTCCATTGCGTTGGAATAGAATGTTTCCTCGTGTTCCATTGCGCCCTTGGCAACCAAAACTCTCTTGATGTCGGTCGCAGAGAGTTCTCTACCCTCTATGACCTTTCTTACTAACGTGGCATCAGAACTGCCAAATCCGCCAACTCTTGTGGCTACGATTTCTTTTTTGTAATCTTCCATTTCGTTTGTTGTTTATTGAATACACTGCAAAGATATGCACTTTGCATTAAACCGCAAAATATTTTGCAAATTATTTTAGAATAAAGTTTGTTCCGCTTGCTCCAAACGCACTCTACAAACGGCTTTCTCGTAGTATTCCTTATTGAGTTCAAAACCGATAAAATTCCGATTGTTTCTTATGCAAGCGACTGCCGTTGTGCCACTGCCCATAAACGGGTCTAAGACTACACCGCCTTCAAGAGAACTATTTGTGACCAAGGTTTCTATAATGTTCAGCGGTTTGATAGTCGGATGTCCCCATTCGTGCTTGTCCTTCACGTTAGAGTTTTGCAAAAAATATTTTCTTTTGCTTTCAAAAGTTCCGTAAACTCTTGCTCCTTTGCCACGCAGAAAAATGATATACTCGGTGTCGGAAAGATATTTATTTCCGCAAGTTGGTATAGGATTAGGCTTGTGCCAAGCAAGAATATCAAAGTTCAGTTTGTTATTCAAGCCGAAATTGAGAAATTGCGGTACTTGGTCTTTTGAGCAAAAGAGGTAGATATTGGGTATCTTGCACACACGGCACATTTCTACGAGAAACTCGTCCGTTATTCCGTCCTTCATCGTTGTTATTTCCTTCTGATATGTACCTCCGTCTTTCCACCTTGACCTCCCTCTCTCCGTTCCAAAGAACCCAGCACCCGTTGTGTCCTTGAAGGAATATGGAGGGTCGGTAACGATTAAATCAATCGTTCCGTCTGGAATACGTTTCATTCCCTCCAAGCAGTCTTCGTTGTAAATCTTATTTAATTCCATAGTTCTTCCGTGTTTTTATGATAATAACTCCGATTTTCTATTGCTTTTTGCGTTGAAAATGACAATTTTCATCGTGGATTTCATTCTCTCCACGGCTCTTTCGCCATATCTTTCAAGCAATTCCTTGCCCGATAGGTTGGTAGTGAGATAAAGCATCTTGCCTTCTTTTTCAACCGAGTCCATCAAAGGTGCTATTGTTTCTATCTCCGTTCCGTAGGACTTCTCATAAGCCTCGCAACCTATGTCATCTATGCAGAGCAGTTTCTTCGCAAGCACTTCGTCTTGGCACTTGTTCATTTCGCTCGCATTGAACACTTTTATGTTGCGGTTAAAGCAAGCACGGACTATCTGAGGAATAATCTTTGTCGCAAACAAGGTCTTGCCCGTACCGCAGTTCCCAGCAAGCAACAAGCCTTTGGACTGATTGTCCTTGATGTAGCCGATTAAAGGCTCGTATATGTCAAGCCACTTGAAATCCGCCACATAAGCCTTTCCAAGCCTTATAAGTCCGTTGCGTATCTTGTCATCGGGTTCGTTGACAACAAAGTGACACCACTCCCATTTCTCTCTCTCGGCATTTACAATATCTTGCACCACCGCATCAAAATTCTTGATTTCCATAATTTATTTGTTTTTGCGTTAGAAAAAATTATTCCATTCGTCATCGGTTTTTTGCGACACCCTTCTGAAATCGCTCGCCTTTCGGTCGTAAGTTCCCTCCATTAACTTTATGAAACTTGACCGCCTTAAAGCGAAATCAACATTGGCAACCCAACCGCTATTATTGCGACCGAGAAGGAAATCGCTATGCCCGTCAAAAATCTTTCCGATTGTAGTCAAAACAACATCCTCTCCAAAGTCCTTAATCAAGGCTTGCAAGTGTCGCTCTCTCTGAGGTGTCATTTTTGCGATTTGCGGAACTTTCGTGCCGTTTGCCTTATTGTTCCACCAATCCTTAAAGTTCTCGCCTAAAATGCTCTCTTTCTTTTTGGCGCAACTTTTTTCTTTCTCTCCGTTTTCTTCATTACTACGTTCTTCGTTACTACCGACTTCGTTGCTTCGCTCTCCGCTCGCTTCGCTTTTTTCTTTATATATTTCTTTTTTATTTATATTATCTATATTATATACTATATTATTGGCGGAAATTTTTTCCGCACCATAGGAAATTATTTCCTCCCCCGTAGGAAAATTTTTCCGCACATAGGAAATTTTTTCCTCGTTTAAAAGATGAAAGTCGCATACGGCATACTCCGCAACACTCACTCCGTTTACCGACTTGTCAAACTTGGTTATCAAGCCTTTCTCAACAAGCGATGTGAGAGCCAAGCGGACACTTCTCGTTGATGCGTTCGCCCATTTAGCCAAATACGACTGAGAACCGCTGAAAACACTCTCTCCGTCTTGCGAAAATCCGTAGATAACCGCATAGACAATCAACTCAACTCCTTTGAGTTTGAGTTTGTCAACCATAAACTCGCTGATGACAACAAATTTCTCGTTCATAACTCTTTGAAATAAAAACACCCACCAATAGAGCCTCCACTCTCCATTGATAGGTGTTCCCATTAAACGTAGCAAATACACTACTTATGCTTTTTAATTGCGTGGAGGTGCAATTATTGTTTCAACTTGACGATGCAAAGATAATGCTTGTTTTTTAATTGCCAAAACTTTTTCCGTTTTTTATTCGCAAGGCAAACCGCCATTGTCTATGAGCATCAACTCCTCTCTCGTTCTCGCAAGGCGGTGCAACTTGTCCTTATGGTAAACTTTCCACAAGCATTTCTCACGGGATTTAATGCTTTCCACGTTTATGCGAACATAACCCATAAGATTAGGTATCTCTCTGAGGAAAGAAAAGCGCATAAGGCAAGAATACTCGGTCAAATCGTCCTCCACGAATATCTCGTCAATAGGTATTGTGAAAATGTCGTTCAAAATCTCTATCACGCAAGATTTTCCATTGCGAGAAAAGCGCAAAGACGATTTTTTAATTGGAAAACGCACAAATGTTTCTATGTTCTGCATACGCAAAAGAAAACCCCGACACGCAAGGCATCGGGGAGATGGCAAATAAAAAAAGTAGAATGTCCGATGGCGGACACACAAAGATACGAACTTTTCGCAAACGGACAAACAAACAAGGCTTTTTTCGTTTTTTAATTGCATTTTTTGATTGCGTTAGACCGATAAACCATTTTTTAATCGCCATTTTTTAATTGCCTTAGGACGTTTCAAGCCATTTTTTAATTGCCTTCGGCTCGCCCAGCCGAGAGCCAGCCCAGATGGAGCTATTCCAGATGGAGCTATTCCAGATAGTTGCAAGCTAATCAATATACAAGCGTTACACCTTTGTTCTTTTGTGAATAATTGCATATTTAATTAATTGTTTATTGTTGCAAATTGATTGTAATTTGTTGTTATATAGCTAAAAGCGGTTTTCTATATATATATAAGGTATATAGTATTTAATGTTTTTTCACAAAAAAAATTATCATTTTCTTTGTAGGTTTAAAAAAGTGTCGTATCTTTGTAGTGCGAGGTTATCGCAAGCGTTCTTTGACATTTTGATATAACAAGCCGATGGGATGGCTTGTGTCGTGCGTTCCTTTTGCGCTTATTGCTTAAACAAAAACAACCAAAAACCTAAAACCAAAAAACAGAAAGTAAAAAACAAAGCTAAAACCAAAACCAAAAAAACAAACTAACAATTAAATTAAATTACTAACCTTTTTAAATTTTAGAATTATGAACAAAGATGGAATTTTCTCAAAATTTGAGAGTATCAAAACATTGTCCAGCGCAGTTAAAATTACCGACACTTGCTACAAACTTGATAACGATGTCTTCATTTTGGCGTATTCTCCGACTTACGAAATGATTAATGTAAATAAGGTTGATTATTCTTGTCGCAACTTTGAATACCATCATCATTCGACGGCATATTGTGACAACTTGCGCAACATTACTAATAAGTTTGACAAATTGATTTCGCCTGAAATTGAAGTTGACCGCCGTAACGGCGCAAATATAGATAGTATTACTATTTATAGTAACTGGGTAGAAGTCACAAATGATTCATCCGTATTTAAGGAATTAAATGTTCTCCCGATAATTCTTGACGACAAGCGCATATTTAACGCAATTATGACAGATTATAAACGTCTTTTTAACGATTTAGAAAAAGTGCAGTTCACTGGCTCAAAGCGGACTGGGATGCATTTTCATCTTTCGCAAGGTTTGTGTCCGAATATGACCGAAACGGCACGTTTCTTGTCTTCTTTGACCAAAGAACAAATATTATTGTACTTTGGTAGAAAATTAAACTATGGATACGACACACAGAGTGCGTTATATTCATTTTATTCTAAAAAATTCGCCCTTCTCGGTTCACAATTACGAGAGCTTGAAGATGCTGGATTTAACCAGAAGCAACTGGATAAAATATTAAACGCCTTAAATGTTGCGAATTTTAAGAGCTGTCGCAATCATACGGACGTCCTTCATTTCTCCGATTTTAACACGTGGGAGTTTAGAGCGTGCAAGGGTACAACAAACTATACAACATTTGTAGAACGCCTTAAGATTGTTATGGAGATTTTCCAGAAACAAAGAGTGCCAAAGAAGGTAAACGAGTTTAAGAGTGTAAAAGCGATGGCGGAGGCGCTGGCACTTACTGAGGAAAACAACAGATAACAAATAAAACTATTTAAAAACAAACTAAAACTTTATTATTATGTGCATCATTTTAGCGAGCAAAAAGAAAAACATTACAAAGACGGAAATTGTTAAAGGCTTTATAACGAATCCCGATGGCTGGGGCATTTGGAGCGAAAAAACACTACAAACGCCGCGCAAAGGCTATAAATTAAATTCACTCTTGAACTTGTTTTCAAGCGTTAAAGAATCGGAAAACGTGGTAATTTGGGAACGCATTTCAACTGGTGGAACGACTTTGCAACCCTTTGCAATAGGTGGCGGACGTTATCTATTCCATAACGGAATATGTGGCAAATCAAAAGGCAATAAATCCGATACGGCAATATTAGCGGAGAACATTCACGGACTCCCCGAGTGTACGCAGATAAATATATTGAAGGTTTACAACGCAAAAAACAAGGGAAAATTTTGTGTGACACGACCAAAGCAAGAGCCTATTATAATAGGCTTTAAAGCCGACAAAGACGGAGTCGCACGAAGTAATGAAAACCACTTAGACAAAACAACGAAGTGGAATTCAAACGGCTACCAATACGGACTAAACGGATTGAATCATTGGGACTATTAAAATTGATTTAGTATGAACTTATTTATTCACCTCCCCGAGAAAGAAAGGGACAAGCTCCACCACTTGAAGGGTGGGATATATTTTGAGCTAAACAAAAGAAAGGGCTTGCATCTTTGGCGTTTGAAGTTCAAAACTAAGCACGTGTTTTGCCAGAACTTTGCCCACATTAACGAGAACGGCGAACACGTGACACGGCTTTTAACACGGAGAGAAAAAGAAATTTTAAAAACGCAATTAAGCGGATACGTTACATTTGTTTAACCAAAGTACCCCCACCCTTTTTTTAAGGGTGGAGGGCGATTTGGGGGAACATTCCCCTTCATTTATTTTTCATCATTTTGGAAAAACCTCCTTTTCCCATTCTCCTTTTCCATAAAATTCCCGTTTTAAATTCGTTTTGTTCAAGTTTTTTGTTTTGTTTGCCTTGCGATTTATGCTATTAAATCACAAAAAAGTTCTTGAAAAGTCCGATAATTGTGTGTTTTTGTATAAATTTGCGGAGATAGATAGCGATTTTGGGAGAAAAGTTTATTATAAATCATCAAAAATTGTGTAAGATATGTCATTACGGGATAATAATTTTATGACATCCACATCGGAGGAATTGGTGGAAACGGAGTATGATGGCAATGGTCGTGTCACTCGGAAGAACATTTTTCGTAGGAACAAGTGGCGCAAGGACGAGTATGTGGTCATTCGCACCACGAATTTGGAGTGGTTGTACAAGCATTGCAGTGGCAGTGAGGCATTTATGATGTTGCTTATGGGATTAGGCGATATGCGAAATGCGAACAACTGCGTTGTTTTGAAGCGGTTGTCGGTCTTGACCAATCGTGGCGAGGGTTGTGCTTATCGTTTATTGCGCAATGCTATGGATAGGGAGTTGGTAGTGAAGACTGATATGCGTGGCATATATATGGTCAATCCCGATGTTATGTTGGTAGGCACGACTTATGGTCGTGATAGGTTATTGGATTTATGGAAGCATTATTATAGGTTGCAATATGGAAAGGAATACGTTTCAGATTAAGAGTATGGATGACATTCGCAAGAGTGATGCTCGCAAGGAGAAGCGAGCGGAGGAACTCAAAGAGCGCAAGGTAGCGGAGAAGGAGTACAACATCAAGACTTTGGTGCGAGAGTCCAAGTCGGACTTGTTAGGTGGCGAGGGCGATGCTTACTTTGGCGATAGCGAGTGTCCATTGAGTTTTAGGCGGTTGTCGCACAAGCCTTTGGCTACGGACAAGGAACGTAGGTTTGACAACCCCGAAACATTCGTGTGCTTGTTCAACGACTACTTGCGCTGGGCGAGGCGCAATCCGTTGAAGAAACGGGAGGTTATGCGTGGCGGAGCGATGCAAGGCGAGGTTGTTGAGGTGGATGCAGACCGCCCTTTGACCTTATTGGGATTTCTGAGTTTCATAGGCATAAGCAAGGCTATTTGGAATAGGTTCAAGCGGATGAGTGATGTCTATGCGAGCATTTGCGAGGGCATTGAAACGTGGATAAGTGCCAATCAGATAGAGGGTGGTTTGGTCGGCTTGTACGACTCGGGCATTGTCAAGGGTTTGAACAACATCGGTTCTGAGGGGGATATGCCCGTGACCAATGCGATACAAGTGAATTTAAGTATCAATGGCGAGAGTTTAGGCGATGTGTTGGACTTAGAAAAGCGGTAATATGGCATTTGAAACGAACGAGTTATTCGGCAAGATGCTGAAATACTTCATAGACAACTATCGTGTCCGCAAGAAGGCTGAGATAGTGAACGTGGGTGGCACTCGTAGTGGCAAGACCTACGATTGCGCCTTTATGCTTATGTACTTGGCGGACAAGTACAAGGTTGAGAACCGAAGGAACGATGATGGCACGTTTGATAGTGTTTTGAATGCGAACGGGAGCGAGCGGTTGATTATAGATGTCTATCGTAATGAGTTGAAGAAGGTGCGCAAGACCTTTGAGGACTTCTTGGCTTGCATATCGTTGATGGGCATAGGCAAGAGGGTTGTGTGTTCAAGCATCAACTCCGACCGCCCTACGATAACCTTTCCCAACGGC